CGTTTCCTATGTATTTTTTGAGTAGGCCATGTCTCTGCTAATATTCGTGTATTAATTAAACTTGGATGTCGTACTTGTATTTGTTGTTCTAGTCGTCTAATGTAGTTCTTAAATGTTTGTTCGTTTAAGGTGTTTTCTTTCATTCGAGTTAGGAATGTCTGATAATCACCTATTTTTATTAATACGTTTTTCCATCGGCGTTCCTCATCTTTAGTTAAATCATGCTCTTTGTTAGCATAATTTATATCTGTTATTAAGTTTGTAAGATCGCCTTTTATTGATTGTTTGGTTTTATATTCTCTTGACCTCAGACTTTTTTGTGCGTATCGTTGGGCATACTTATTGGTTGGTTTTATATTATATATTATCCAAAGACTTAATACACTTGCATAAAATAACTCACAAGCATCCGTAAGTCCAGTCCATCTATACATTATTGACTCGCATAAGATGCAAATTTGGCAGGTATGTCTAGACCATTTTGCTCAATTAATTTAACCCATTCAACCATAATGTTATGTTGCGAGTCTTTATCCATATGGCTTATACCCGCTAATAAACTCTCAACACTATTAATTGGATTACTGTGATCTTTTGTTGCTTTAATATCTAGTTCTTGTAAAAAATGATCGGGATCAATCATTGGTGCAGATACCATAGTATCTTCAAATGCTTTTGTATAACCAGTACCTTGCTTATTAGGTTTTGGTCTGCGTTCTACTCTAACTATCCCATCTTTAGGGCTCAATTTCCATTTAGATATAACATTAATTTCAGGATGATTGCCATTTGCGTCTGTAACTCTAGAATCTGATTCTAATTTAGTTTCAGCACCAATCTTTGAAGCAACTGCCCTAAGTAATAATGTTCTATATACGCCCTTATGTTCTGATTCGTTTTGACTTGGAGAATGATAATAATGTTTTAACCATTCTGGGTTACCAAACATAAAATCTAATTGTGTTACACCAGTTCGTGGAAACATTTCAACAGTTTTACCCAACGCTTTATAATCTTCAACAGTAGGTAGCATTTGTTCATTGTAATCTTGTACATCTACACCCAAACTAATCGTATTACCATGCTGTTGCATCTCACCAGCACCAGATAGTCGTTTAATCATATCTTTAAATGCAGGAATATCGGCTTGTTCTACTTGAACTGCAACATCTAGATCACCTGACCATTTCTTTTTGCCAGTACTGCCTAATGCATAATGTAAAATATTAATATCTTTAAATGGGGCAAATTCTGCTTCTGACAATGCTAATTGATGTAATTGTCTCTGATAAAACTGTAAAGTTGGTCCAACTTCATGTTGTTCAATTGGACCTGCGTTGCCTATTGCTTTAGACGTTCCGCCCTTTGCTTCGCCAAGGTAGTTTTTTCTCCACTTTTTAAACTTTCGTTTACGTAAAGTGCCACGTCTTTCTCTAAATTTTCTGCTTGACGCTTTTACTACATCATTTATACATATTTCATGCAAATACATTATAACTTGTCCTTGACTAGTTTCATCAGCAAGCCTTGTGGCGTTGCATCAGGTTCTTTTATATAGTTTACAATATCCTCAATATATTTATTCACTTCAGCAAAGGTTTGTAAATTTCTTTCGTGAACATGTTTATTTTCGTGTTCTTCGCTGTTATATTGTTCTAAACGACTATGTAAATTCTCTTGTTTATCTTTTAATACTGGTGTTAAATAATTTCCAACACTTGTCATATCAAAATCACTTAATTCTTGAACTGGATCTTCAAACTTTTGTAGATATCGTTTTGCTTGATATGTTCCTAACTCTGGGTGTCCTAATGCAGTTGCAATAGTTAATTTAATATCACCCCACATGCCTTCTACTAAATTAGGTGTTTTTGCTTGCCCACCTATTTCATTACGCAACTCATGATTATCTACGTTTCGTTTTAAAAATATATCTTTGTCTACAAGTTTAACTAAATTACCATTACGATCTTTAAGTGCAACACCTTCAATCCATCCCCCATCTTCAGGTTTTGGACCAAATTTACTTCCACGATCCCTTACAAAAGTATCTAATAAAACATTTTTTACTAGCATTTTAAATTGTAAGTCTTGAGCTTTAATTTTCTCTCTGACTACTTTTGCACCATCACGTTTATCTTTTGTGATTTTATTCATATTGAGATTAATGGCTTCTTGATTTGGAAGACCACCCAACTCACTAGCACCACCAAGCCATTTTTCATACTCAGTTAGCTCTTGCTCTATTTGTTGTACTCTACTATCACTAATTTTATTTTTTATTTGAGGTACCTGTGTAAACTCAAATACATAGTTCCTAGTATTATAGGATATATCTTTTCCGTCATTAGTATCAGGTACATTTTGTAGTTGTATCGTTACACGAACACCATTTAAGTCTTTGGCCAAACGTGTTAAATTAATCTTATCGCCAGCGGTTTGACCGAGGAAAACTATACGATTTATACCATCAGCATTATATGGAACGGTATTAGGTAAAGCACCGAAAAATACTTCTAAATTTATTTCAGTCCCTTGCCTGACACCATTCTCCTCTAAAGTATCTGATACTTTATCCAGGGCTTTGTGTGCCGCTCGCATATATGTACTTGCAAATCGTGTACCGTAACCATCAGAATTATACTGTTTGTCGCCACCTTTTGCGCCTCGACTCGTATAAAACCCATGTTCGTCGACACCAACTTGTAAATTTGCCCCGTCTAATTTTTCACTAATACTTACGTGTTCTATTTCCCGCACATATCTGATAAATGCATGTGTAGGCAATTCCTCTATATGAGCCATTCCCTTTTTGCGGATAAGGTCTTCAATGTTCATTATGGTACCTTAGACTTGATAGAGTATTATAAAATTTTTGGGGGTCTCGTTTTTTTACGCTCAACATAACACGACTAACAATGCGTTCTGCTTCATCTTCACCCCATTGATTTTCAATGTATTCGAGAAGATTAATCATTCCAGCGATTGCATTTTCACCGCGAGAACGTAAAATTTGCTTCTTATCTCTGACTGGGGTTATACTATTAATTTCCTCCAGCAATGATTTTGTTTTATGTTTCATTTATTAAAACCTTAGAGATACGTGTCCGTATATATTTATTTTATTTTTGTTAATCGAATTTCTTTAGTAAACTACGAAGATGGTCCGCATTATTTGTTGGAGTAGATTTTGGTTCTTTAACAAACTCCACATTACTTTTTTTCTTTAATTTATCTATAATACTTTCTGTTTCATCTACTTGTTGGGCATCTTCTGCTAAATCACGTATTCTAAGTGTTTCTTGATCAAATTCTAAATCAACTTTTTGTCCAACACCACTACTAGAACGTGTTTTCATAAACTGTATCTGTACACGACCACGTTCTCGCATTGTGCGACTACTAAAAATGCCTATAACATTGTCAGCAGTTTGTATTTTACTAATACCACCACCAATATGTGAGTGATCAAATTCTATTTCATCTACTGCACCTCTGTTTAATTGTGATGCAGTAACAAACAAATAATCACCTTCAACTGCTAAATTTCTTAACTCTTCCGATACTAATTTGTCTTTAACATACAAATCACTTGGTGGTACTTTACGACCTGCTGGCATCATTAAATCTAAATAGTCAATTATAACACAATTTATTTTACATTTTCGTTGTATTTGGTATTCTTTAAGATATGCCTTTATATCATTAACATTTACACCATTTGGTAACTGTACAACTTGTAAATTGCCATTACGTTTGGAATCCATACGTACTTTAATAGATACATCCTCAATATTTTTCATAATTTCTTTTGAGGGTATTGCCGTTGACATACTATCAAGCCGCATTGCACTTAATCCTTCTGACAATTCCAAACTTACATATACAACATTAAGTTTTTCTATACTCCAATTAAGAGCTAAATTTTGTAAAAATAAACTTTTACCTGCACCACTACCACCTGCAAATATGTTTAATTCACCTTTATTAAATCCACCATAAAGTTTTTTATCTATACTTTTCCAACCTGTTGTTGTTCTGCCGTCTCTATCTCTTAATATTGTAAGTCTATCTGCTGGATTTTCGTAATAGTCTGTACCCAAGTTCTTAGCAAGTCCAACCCCTACAGCCTCTTTAATAAGTGCTTCTACTGCACCAAATTGGTTCTTTTCTAATAAGTCTGTGCTAGTTAAAATTGCATCGGTAAGTGCTTTGTGTCTACAAAATTGCTCAAACTCATCTAAAAACCATGATACATGATCAGTTGGTGTTTCTATAGTTTTTAATTGTACACCACATGTTGCATGAATCTTTTCGGTATCAGGCAAATTGCCATATTGATCAGCATATTTTTTTATAAATTGAACACAATCCATAAATGGTTGTTCAAAATATGTATGACTTAATATATTTTGACACCTACTGTATGTTTCAGAATCTGATATTAGGGTTTCTACAAATAGTTTTTGTAATTCTGGTGTGTAATCTTTAATTTCTTCAGCCATTAATTATTTCCACTGTGATAGTAATACTTTAATTTTAGTAGGATTTGTTACCCTACCATCTAAAACACTCTTTAATATATCCAATCTACTTAACTTAACCATTGCCTGATTTGGATCTTTGTATTTTTTCTTCCATTGCGGGAAGCTCACTGACCATTTATGCTTAATAGCCTGCCTTGCAAAATCCTTACCAGCATGATCAAAGTCAGGTAATACTATTACTGCTTTACCAAAACTGTTTATAATGTTAACTTGACCTCTGCTTATTCTATTAGAGCCAACACTAACACCATCAATACTTAATGCATCAAACGGGCCTTCTGTAACAATAACATACTTACGACTGTCTTTTTGTGCATCTAAATTATAAACATAGTCTCGTGGTTGCTGAGTTATGTACCTACTTGAAACTCTGCCCTTGTTTAATGATTGAATATGCCTTGCAGTATAGCCAACTATTTTATTGCCGTACTTATAAGGCAAGATAATCCTATGTTGCATATCATATATTTTATGATCGCTAAAATACCAATCTGCTAAATCTAAAAGTTTTCTGTCTGCAATGTATTTTACTGCTTCAACAAAATTCTCAGTTGCATCACATTCATTTATTTTTTTGGCACTACCTGGTAATATAACTTCTTTCCATTCATCAACAGTTGTTGTTTTTTCTTGCCATGCAGTTTTTACAAGATCCGATGTCCTAATAGCAATTAATTGTATCTCGTCTATTTCTTGTTTCTGAGCACCTAATGCTTTTAATAATTTAACTAATTTTGGATTTAACTTACCAGATTTGTATACTGTTTTAAAACCGCAATTAAAGCAATTATACCCTATTGCGCCGTCTTGATTAAACCGCCAACCGCCTCTGCCCTTGGTGTCTGCCCGTCTATGGCCTAATAACATACACATAGGACAATTATGTGATATCCAACCACCTGGGCTACTCTTTGCTTTGAACGGAATAAAAGAACGTACTTTTTCCTGGACAATCGTCATACTACTATTCTAGCGCCTATAGAGTATTTTGTCAATCGTTCCTGAGTCTGTATCTACTTTAAATTTGATAAATGCTAAGTTGCAGGTAACATTGAAAGGTTCGATACCGGTCTTTGCCGTCATAGTATTGTAATCTTCTATAGTATCTAACTTTAATGGAAACCAATGTGCATTGTCGTTTGGGTCAGCATCTAATGTACCATAAGCCCATACTTTACCAGTAAAGCCTGTGGCATAAAATGCGAAAGTGTGAAGTCCGTTTGTATCTTCGTAATGTTGGTCGCCTTTATAACTTGGGGTTTCGCTAATATCATTGATGTTGTCTATAACATTAAATGCTTCTATTACAGTTGATTCTTCAAACCAAGTATAATTGTCTTTAACAACTTCTACACTAACTGTATTGTTTAAGGCATTATCAACGTATAAAGGTAATTGATTTATATCATCAGCATAACTGAAACTTAATTTGTAAAATCCTGCTTCTACACCAAGTAATTTGTCTGCTTGTAATGAAAATTCGTATTTTGTAAAATCTTCTGAAACAGCCCTGCAGGCCTTACTAAATATTACAGTTGAAGACGGGTCAATTAATGTCCCAAGAATATCATAACTAGACATGCTAATATCTTTATTTTTGTCATCGGCAATAGATAAAGTAATATTATTCTCTGCCCCTTTAAAAAACCTTATTGGGGTGTGACTAGTTTTGGCAGAACGTGATGTACGCTTCTTGCCAGTTGATGCACTTAAATTAACTGTATACTTGTGAAGTTTCATATCTGTCGACCTTATTATAATTAGTATTTATAGGATTTTATATGGATGTAGAAGAAGATTTTTTAGAGAAATTTCCGTTTTTGAGTGTGCTTGAACTTGGTACCAACGGAGAAATAGTTGGAATTATACAAAATCAGACACAGGCAGTTACAAGTGTTTATGTGTATGAAAAAGTAGACGAAATGGACAAACAAGAGTTTTTAAGTTTAGCAGATGAATGGTGGTGGGAATCGAACCGCATCATTCCAATTAATTTAGTACTAGGTAACAGATTTCATAAATTTCATTACGCTCTTAAGACATTTAATAGCAAAAATGCAAAAGTGTCTAAAGGCCCAACAGTTAGTTTAAATTCAATAAACGAAAAAAGAATTAAAAGACGCCAGATTCAACTCTGTGCTAAAAATTTCTGAGGATTTTCACGTAACAAATTTAGTTGTAAAACAATAACATGTGCATACCCTACTGCATGAGATTTTTTAAAATAATATGAATCGTCCACAGGCTTTTGCCATACTGTTTTTTCTATTGCTGGCCACGATCGGCCCAGCAATGCTCTCTTTGCTGGTCTTATAATTGCAAGTAACATTGCTAATTGTTCAATACTTTTTGGATTATGAGTATTAACGATATCGAAATGGCCATTTAAATGAAATAGCATATCTACATTTCTTTATGTTGCAGTAAATTCCAGTCTGGGTTCTCATTCAATAGTTTATACAAATGTTCTCTACCATTAACATCCTTGTATAAGTGAACATTAAGTAAGTCAATTTTAAAAAACCCCATATCTTCTGCTTGGCCATATTCTAATAAACATAAATCAGTTAATGGATCATATGGCACATCATGGAAGTAGACGCCAGAGTTGTGTGGTTTACCATTCTTTTGCTTTGCAGAAACATGTTTAAAATATTTTAGTATTTCTGTTCGATCAGCACAATCTATATCAATGTCAGCCGTAACTTTCATCAAATTTCCTATTAAGTTCTTCCCTTAGTTCGTCTTGTATAATTAAGTTATTGAATATATCTTTTAGCCACTTAACTTCACTCTGTTTAAGATGTATTTTTGGTTTCCACTTCTTTGGGTCAATAAACTTAACTGCAATATTTAATTGCTCATCTGACATACTGTCAATTATCTTTTCACCTTGTTGTGTACCATATACAATCCATGGACTCATTGTTCCATTACGTATTAATAGTAATGCTTTTGCTGGTGTTAGTTCATTAAAAAAATTGTCTGCTAGTTTTTCATTATCACTAGACCAGTTCATTATATACAACATCATCCGCTCCGCGGCTCTTTCAACAGTTTCTTTAAATAAATGCTCTTTTAAATACTCCTCATATATTGCATCACTAGACCATTTTTCTAATTTAATTGCATTGCGTATTACATACTCGACATATTTTTCATGATTAAGCACTAAGCCAGTATGTAAAAATCGCCCAAACTTTATAAAACCACCATAATACTGACTTTTTATAAATTGATCTTTTGTGCGATCCTTTGTACGTGTTGGATAATTATATTTGTAAAATTTTTGATATGCTCTAAATGCAAGTTCCCAATAACGCTCTACACTATCTGCATGTCTACGTTTTGGTTCACAAACATGACTAGCGAGAGTTCGTTCTCGCCTAAACGACTTATTACAAAACTTACATATCCTTGGTTTAAGACTTTCCAAACAACTCCTTGGTTTGCTTAGGTGTTAATCCAAAACTGCCAACGTATTCTTCTAGCTCTTTTTTTGTATTAACTGTAAAAAACAACTCTAATTCTTCTTCATTCCAAGTTGGATTATTAATATATACAAATTCCTTTAGTTTATTTTTCTTTCCACGTTTACCAGGTGGTATCCACTGATGATATCTACCTGTTTTTGCACCAGTAATAGTTAATAATAACCATTGTAATTTTGGATGTTTACTTAATACGTTAAAATGTACATTTACAAAATCATTTGTTAATAATAAATGGTGTGCAACTATATTAAAAACTTTATTACTTACACTACTTGCCCATCGCATTGCAAGCCATGGTTCTATTTTATACGTGTCATTGTCAATTTTATCGTAGAAATCTTTCTTGCGATGATCGATTGCCGATAAAAGTTGTTTAATTGGTACAGATTTCTTACTCATACTGTATTATAGCATAAATATTTGAATAGTTCAAGTACCTATTTTTATAGGACTTATGGGGTACCAACCCCGTAGTGGGTAGAACCCACATCGGACTTCTAACTAGGAGAAAACAAATGGGAAGACCATTAAATAAAAAAATGTTTACAACAGCGGTCGCAGGCGCAACTGCTGGTGCAAACGAAATCAAAGTTTCCTTCCATAACGGAACAGCCGTTAAAGAAGGTACAATCGTTAGACAAAAAGGTTCTAAAAGATTTGTATGTACTGAAACAGGTACAGCAGATACAGAACACACTTGTACACTAAAAACTGGTGTTTTACCAGCGGCTTTAAGTGCAGGCGAAATGTCGATTATGGTATTAGGTGCTGATGCAGAAACATATACAGTTTCAAAAATTTCAGCGAAGAAAGTTACTGTAGTTGCACCAAGTGGAACAGGATCTAACGCATTAGACGGGACATCTTTGCAATGGCAAATGGGTTCAGCGGCTTCCGCCGGCATAGTCCGCATGGAAGAAGCAGGTGACGATGATGTTGCTAACACTGATGATGACGATTTCACTGATAATGCATAAGGGCTAAATCCATATCTTATCTAAATCCAAAACCTCGGGTAATTTGCTTACTTCTTTTACGAAGTACAAACACCGGGGTTTTGGTTTATCCTCTATTGGTACACATAGTAAATGCCCATATTTTAATTTTGGCACAAACCATTTCTTTTCAGTATATACATTTACAATATTAATAAATGGCCAACTTGGCATAATACTCGACTTTGGATTTGTTTCAAACGCCTTAAAACCTCTCTGATTAATCGTTGCTAATGGAAGTATTTCTGGTTCACCAGCAGATGGTTCTCCACAAATTACACTCCAATCTAATGGCATTTCGATTTGCACATCATCAACTTGTAGAATTGCACTAGGTGCATTAAAAGATTCTAAAAATATAAGTGGCATGTGAGTATAAGTGACATCTGATGATGTATAATCCAATACACAATACTTAAGATCTTCAACTTCATCAGGTACCGAATCTATATTATATGGTATGTTATTTTCTGTTAATATATACATGTTAATATGTCGCTTTTTGTATGTTAAATGGATATTGGGCCTCTTTATAAAACTTTTTCCGAGCAGTTAAATGCCGTTTGGAGAATTTTGCTGTTGATGTTAAGTCCCAAATTTGGACAAAGTTTTTATCTCCGGCTCGTCTAATACCACGCCCAATACTCTGGATGACTCTGACGAAGCTCTTACCTGGCTCGATGAGGACCAAATTGAATATCCTAGGAATATTGATGCCAACAGATGCAACCCCATAAGTAGCGATAATGACTTTGTTGTCAGCAGTTTGTATTTCATCGTATGACTCCCGTCGTTCTTGTACTTTAACTGATCCGGAAATAAAAGTGCTCTCATCGCCTAACCTTTCTTGTAGCATTTTGCCTGCTTTAATTCTATCTACTAATACTAACGTATTACCAGACTTAGAAATTGTTTCTATAAATTGTGCCATGTAATCGACACGTTTGGTATCTGTAGTTAGAAAAGTAAGTTCCTGTTGATATGTTGGAAATTCTACTATATCAGCAAGTTGAATAACATTAACTTCACAATTTGCTAATAC